CTGTACCACCAGTTATAGCCAAACTTTGTGAGTCTAAATCTATAGACTGTGCACCCCCAGTATCGCCAGAAAAATCTAAATCTTGTGCAGTTACTTGAGAATCAACATATGCTTTAATAGATTGCTGAGTAGCTAAAGCAGTTGCACTATCAGATGACATGTTATCTTCATCATTAATAGCTGTAACTGTAGCACCAGATGCTAAAGCTAAACTTGTATTAGCAGTTAATGTAGTAAATGTACCCGCAGCAGGAGTTGTACCCCCAATAGTTGCATCAACTGTACCTGCATTGATATCAGCTGTATCTGCCACTAAACTATCAATATTAGCTGTACCATCTAAATATAAATCTTTAAATTCTAATAAAGAAGTACCTAAATCAATATCATTATCAGTAACTGGAACAATAACTCCATCTTGAATTTTAATTTGTTCAACTGCAGAAGAAGATACATCAACATAAAATTCTAAATGATTATTAGAGTCATCTATTACAATTTTATTAAAATTACTTGAATCTCTTAAAATAGATACAGGCCCACCGTCACCCGCAGTGCCATCATGCGTGTGTCCTGTTGTTGCATTAAATGCAGCTAATAACTGATTAAATTCGTCATTAGTATCTGCAGCTGCAATTGTATCACCTGTTGTGTATGTTGATTGTCTTGCATTATATCCTGCCATTATCTTCTTCCTCCTGGGGTAAATTCTAGCTGAAATCCTTTAACTGAAAATGCATCTGTTTGATTTCTATCGTCTATTTTTAAAGCTACTGCAAATCCAGAGCCTTCTACTGTTTGTCTTATAAGTGGTGTACCTGATGCTCCATATAATGCACTACCATAAATAGCTGTGCCATACAAAGCTGCACCACCTGCTGATGTTAAAGTTATTTTATTTGGTTGTGGTGTATCTTGGCTATCATAATCATATCTAACTGCTAAATCTGCATTAACAGTTGTACCTTCTCCTTCATAGTTTAAGTTTACCCTTTGCATATATTTTCTTAAACCAGGATCACCTAATACCATATCTGGAGATCTATACGTTGCTATAATTGTATCTGTGCCTGTACCATTAGCAAATGTATTACCTACTTCCATTTTGTAAATATATCCATCATATCCACCAAATACTTGTGTTTCAACATTACTTATAAAATCTGAATCTGTACATGCAGGTTTAATTCCTATCATGTCAGAATATTCAAAACCAATTTGTCCTGTATTAGGGTTTGTTTTTAATACTCCAATAATTCCTTTTGAAGATGGTTGTGCTCCTGATGTAGTAGGATAGTATATTCTATATTGAGATTTATCTCTAATTACTAACGATGTTATTCTATCTAATTCTATTTCATCAATTCTAGCTTGTATTTGTCTTGAGATAGATCCAAGTTCAACGTCACCAATTCTAGCTGTACCAGCAATAGTTCTTAATCCATCGGGTGCTAAAAATATAACATCACCACCAATCTCTTGAATACTACCACCATCTCTACATCCAATATTTCTTGTAACTTCTTGTACTGCAAAGTCTGCAGAAGATGTACCAGTTAATTTATAAATTCTATCAATACAAAAAATAAATAGTTCATTTCTAAATACTCTTAGTCCAACAACTTCAGAGTCAACTTTAAATGATCCTGCACCATCAGCTGTATTAAAATCGTCTTCAGCAAAAGGTGCACTAAATAAAACTTCTTGTGTATTTGTAGCACCCGCATAAAACATATGGTTTTGAAATGCTTTTACAAATTTAGGATTTGTAGGAGCTGTACCACCACCTGTTGCATTTATAGGGTCAACAGCAAAACTTTCATTAATTGCTTGTGCAGCTGAATGTCCTGTTGCTATAATTACTTTATCAGTCCCATCAAAATTATATTTTTCAAAATCATATGCTCTAGTAGATGTGCCTAAACCTGTAGTTAAACTTGTCCAGCTACCTGAAGTTGTACCTCTATGTATATCACCACCTCTAGCTACAATTATTTGTCCGTTAAATACAATTGCACAATCTATAACTAGACTAGTATTACTAGATCCTTGTGGAACAATTGTGCTATTGTATAATGCTGTACCACTAACTCGTCTGTATCCACCTTTAATATCTGGCTCAAAGTTTCGTAGTATAAGTGCTTCCCCAGGAGCCATAGAAAACACATCTTTATTAAGTGTTAAACCCCCTGCACAACTAACTACAAATGGTGATATTAAATCAGTAGATGGCATTATGATGTAACTTTTTTATCTGCTAATCTTCTTAGTGTTTCTAATTCGTTAAAATTTAAATCTCTAATTATATCAGATACATCTTCACCTTTTTTGTATTTATCAATATAATCATTAATTTGTTTAGTATTTAATTTATCAGACAGATCTGCTTTTCTTACAGGCTCTTCTTTATCTCTACCCTGCATTTTAAATTTATCTGTTTGATAATTCATATTATCTTGAACTTTTTTATTATCTTCTCTAATAGCCATTAGTTAACTCTGCCTCCTATGTTTAATGAAATACTTTCTGCTATTGTATCTGTTCTCATGTAATCGTTCTTAGTTGCATAATCTACTTTTAATAATCTTAATTTTCTTTGAAAATCTCTATCAGCTAACTGTGCATGTTGAGGATCAGATCTTAACATATAGGTATAATATTTTGCTCTATCTATAATTAATGTTCCAAATCTATCTGGTAAACTCATAGTATCTCCATGAGCAGATAAATCTGTATGTGTTGTATAATATATATAACTTACTGCAAACTCATTACTATTTGGTCTTGGGCTTATACCAAATGTAGAATGGTTAGGTAATATATAAACTCTTAATGGGTTTGCATAATTACCACTATTGTTTGTATCATCAGTAGGTTTATAATTTTGTATATAGTTATCATATGATATGTAAGTCATCTTTCTATTTAATATATCATTTATAGATATTCTTAAATAATCAACTGTAAAATCTCCAGTTGTAGATAATTGTATGTGTGTAGTTGTAGCAGTTGCAGTAAATGTAGTATTTAAAATATTACCTTCACCATAGTTAGTAACTGTAATACTACTACTTTTATTTTCTGTACCACCTGCACTTGTACCTACAGCTACATCAAGTGTATCTGCATTTGCATTTGAGTTTAAAACTCTAACCTGTAATCTATAGGTTTTATTTACAACGGTAGAAAATGATTGTGATGCAGATGCATTACTTAAACTTAATCTACCATTACCTGAACTAGAGTATGCTGGTGATCCACTTTGAGTTGTCCAACTATCTATATTAGATGTAAACTCTCCGTTAGTAACTAATTCTTTTGGCCCTATTGAAAATGAATCCATATCTGCTTTTCTAAAGTCAGCAGGAAAATCATATTCATTGTCACCTATTTCTAAATTCTGTGTAGTTCTTGCATATAGCAAAGGTATTTCACCTGTTTCATTATAAATGTCATGTATTGATTTATTTATAAAATCTTTAACTGCAGTTTGAATCCCTCTGCTTGAAGCAAAGTTAGCAGAAGTTAATTCAATTTCGTTTAGCTCTCTAAGAGTTCTGTTTGTTAAAGTTAAATATGTTGTTGACATTTATTCTCCTGATAAATCAAGGGGGGATTGCTCCCCCCAAGATAATTAGCTATTAACTAAATGTTACGTTTTGTGCGTCTGTATCGGCATCTGATCCACCTTTATCAAGTGAAACCATAGTTGCCCATACTCTTACTTTTGCGTTAACTGCAGCAGTAGCAATAGTAGCTCTGATTGAGTCAGCAGAACTATATGCGTAAGGTGCAGCTAATACAGCTTGTTGACCAGCAGAAGTTGGTGCAACTGCAGTAACGTATTGATCTCCGTCAACACTGTCACCTAGTGCAATTGTACCAGTACCAGTACCAGCTGATAACACATCAAAACCTGCAGCAAGTACAACAGTATTTGCTGGGATTCCAATGATGTCAAAAGTGTCAGTAGCAGCATTAGTTGTAGAAGAAAAATCTACAACTTCTGAAGCTATTCTTACAGTATCGCTTGATGCTTTGATCAAAGCGTTTGTGTTTGAACTATTATAATCAGTCATTGTTTATATCCTCCTACGATTAACCAATTGTGATTACGCCAGATCTTACTGCTTCGTCTCTAAGAATTTTTCTTCCGAAAACGTGTAAGCCTCTAACGATATCAGCGAATGAATCAGGGTCTCTGATTAATTCTGTTTTTGCAATGTGATTAGCTGTTGCTACAGCAGATGAGTGTCCGTATAAGAACGCATACTCGTTAGCTCCAGCAGAACCAAATGTATTAGCAGAAACACTTCCACCAGATACAGCAATTGAATTTGTTGAGTACATGCTAAAACCAAATAATGGTCTGTCTGTGACTTTACCATTTCTGATTTGAGATGTCCCACCATCAGCCATTACTGATTGGTCAGAAAGTTTAGCACCTGATTTTCTTAATTGCTCAAAAAATTCAGGTGGTGCAACTAACCATCTATTTTCTTCTGGCACATCATTTTTATCTAAAACTTTTTTAGCCGCTGAAACAACGTCTGATAAAGTATCAGCTGCCGCATCACCATCAATTGGAGAAGCGTCAGTTCCAGTGTCGCCTGCAGATGTAGAAGCGTTATCGTAGATAAACTTCAATACATTGTAGTCGTAGTTTTTCTTTAATGAATATGCACCTGAAGAGGTTGCAAGAGCTTCAAAGTTAACATGAGATTGTCTTTCTTCAATATCATCTACTTTAAAAGCAAAGTATGAACCTTGATCAACTGTCATAGTAACTTGGTCATCCGCTAAGTCTTGTGTAGACACAGCTGTACCTCTTGCATAATCTGCAACAGTGATTGTTGGTTCTTTTATTATTTTAACAGTATCGCCAAAATTTTCAATTTCTCCAGCGTAATCAGTGTTAGTAATATCTTCTACCACTGATGCTCTTC